AAACCCAATTTTCAGCCGTCACGTTTTCTACAAACCTAATCCCTATCGTGTGAGTTATGGGTGTTTCAGTGCTTACACCATCAAAGAAAGTTTTACCTGTTACTGTGTTAATAGCTGCAGGTAATCCCGAACCCGGTATAGATGCCTGAAAATCTTCGTCATAATCAACACTGGAAAATTCAGTGGGCGCACTTATGTTCCTATCCTGTAAATCAATAGTGTCTCTCAAATCGCCTATGCAATACTGACGTTTCTTTTTTCTTATTTTTATGCAGTGAGCCATAATTAAATCAACATTATTCTATTTTTAGATATTGTCATTTTCATAGCTGCCGGTATGTCACAATCTGCGCAACAATCACCCCTGTTTTCATTCATCCACGCCACGTAAGACGCTACCCCAAGCTGTATATCTGGCGGTATGTCTGACAGCGTAGTTCCATAACCACAAGTAAAACGAATTCTTATTGACTGTTCTTGCGGTACCACCAAATCAACAGGCCACTCTTCGCCTGTTCGTGAAAGTATTTCAGAATAATCATATTGATTTGATGTGTAATAGATTGTACTAGCCACAATTACCGGCACAGTAGGCGCGGTTATCGGGTCATATTCAATTTCAACCACGGATAACAACCTTGATTTTTTAATTAAAAACGAATTGTTATCTCTAAAGTCTTGTTGAAAAGGAATGCCCCCCTGATAATAACCTTCATTCATAAACCATCTAGGAAAAAAATCTCTAAAAGTTTCATAAGTTTTTGTAAATAGATCGCGCCCCGTTTTTAACTCAAAACACTCAATAGCTGCAGCTAAATATAAGTCCACCAACGTATTATCCAACGTAGTAATTCTTGCTTGCGCTTTTACCAAGTCCCTAAAATCTGTAGGTATCGGCGTTGATGCCGTTACATCATAGGTATATGCGCGTGCTAGTGGTGGGGCGATCTGTTGCATTACTCTTCTACCTTTTTATGTTTTGATTTGTGATGTTTTTCCTTTTTATTATTTTCCTTTTCGTTCTCCCCCTCTATGAGAGTTAAAACATCGTGTGTACCTGCAGACTTAGCAGCCCATGCGGGCATTGTCCCGGTTTGCGTCTCACCCGCTTGTGCTACCGTATAGATCCTATCTTTATAAATAGTAAATTGTGGCGTCCTTGGATTTCCGGGTTCCGCAAATCTCATAGTTTTTTTTGCTTTTACAGAAAACATATTTACTCCTTTTAAAAAAAGGGGGTCGGGATTCCCCCTTATAAATACTGCTTTTTATCATCTATTGTTATTGTTATTTAGGGTTTAGGTGGTTCTGTTGGTTTGTTTTCTGCAGCCGACACAGCAAAGGCGTTCATGTTGTAGCCGTCTGTTCCCCCTACATCCAGTATTGCTAATCTTAAATATCTAAGATTAGAAAACACACCACAAGTAACTATTCTATTTTCTGTAGTCAAACTTGTAGTTGCAGTAGGAACCAGCGATAAAACAGAAGGATCTACTAGACCTATTCCTATGTAGTTTTCATCACCGGGTACAATCGTGGTGAAACTAGCAAAAGTAGGATCGTCCGATTGTTGCACTACCATCGTTGAGCTTGTGGTCGCTTGCGCCGTGCCTACTTGCACATAAAACATAACACCTAGCTCATATGCCGCGTTATCAACAACACCGGTAAAGGGTGTAGTAGCGCTCCCTGTAGGGTTTTCGTTACCCAAAAATTGAGTAATTAAATTGGATCTAATATCTTTGATAGCCATTGTTCTAGCCCTCTATAGTAAGATTAAAATTAAGGTAAAACAGTTGCTGTATGCTGAATCTTCACACTTTCATAATTCGTAACATCACCACCAACGCGTTTAGTGGTATAGAATTTTATGAAAGGTTTTTGTGTGAAGATATCGCGAATAACCCTAAAACCTAGACGGTCCACAACCGTATAGCCCATTTGCCAGTTACCATAAGCCAGCGCCAAAGCGGCTGCAGCCACTGCAGGGAAATCGTTCATAAACACCACTGGCTTACCAAGTAATCGCATCTCGTCACGGTTATCTATAAAGCGACTTTGGAAAATATATCTACCTGTACTATCTTTCAAAGTAATAATGTCTTCAAAAGAAATACGTTTTAATGTCCAGATAGCGCCAGTTTGATACTCCTCTTTAAGTGCGTTTTGAATTGCCTTTAAACCATCACTGGTAAATGTAGCTGCAGCACCTGAAGCAATCTGTTCTATAGCATTGCGTTCATAGGTATCTGGTACCGTCCAAGTAGGGTAGGTTAAAATGCCTCTTGGTTTTCTAGCCCCATCACCGACAATAAAGGCTGTATTTTCCGTACGGCTCATCTTGTCCGTAACTTTTCCAGATAGCCAACCTTCCAAATCGAATCCGGCATCATCTAGCATTTTTTGAGTTGCTAGCGGTTGTGAAAACTGCTCATGAACCGGAATAGACAGCTCACCTATTTTAGGCGTTCCAGTAGTACCCCTAGTGTCAACCTCACCCACCCATCCGCCGCTTTGTGCTTCATCATCATCAATCATAAAATCTAATGAATCTGTTGCAGTAGATTCGACGTTAGCGTAGGTTCTAACTGGTGAGCTTTCAAAGATACGCGTTATCATTGTTGCTGATCTTTCAGGACGTATAAAATAACCGCCCTCTGGATTAGAACCCGCCAGCATTGTTTTTACTTCACTCTCTATAGCGTGATCCTCTGCACCATACCAGGCTTTTGTTAGATACGATCTTATAACCGCCTCTTTTACTTCTTCTGAGATAGCATCACCCGTTCTTAAATATTTGGTGAATTCCTCTTTTGCTTTCTTCTCCATTTCCTGATTTTCTGAATCGTTAGCAGATGAACCCAAGCGCGAAACAGTTTTTTCCATAAATTCAGAAGCTTTTTCTATAGCTATAATAGATTGCTTCATATCCTGGATATCTTGCATTGCTTTTGTGGTATCGTTTGCCGCCTGTTTCATAGCCTCCACATCCAGGCCGTCAAAAGTTTTTTCTAACTTGTCTTGTCTTTTTTGTGCTTCGTTAGTTGCTACTATGACTTCATCCATCTTTTCGTCAATTTTAGTAACGGTATCTATAATTGCATCCGACATAACCAATCCCTCATACGGAAAGCTGTCCCTGCTTCTCAAGTACAGAGTTCAACTTATTTTCGAGTTGCCGCGTATTATTTTCCGTTGTCAATTTTTCTAGCAACTTGTTAGCGGCGTCCTTTACCTCTTTGGATTTTTCAGGCTCCCCCTGATTATGTTTCGAGGCTATTAATACAGCGGCATCTTTTGAAAAATTGCCTGACTCCCTCAGACATTTTTCAATTTCACGCGCTGTAAAATTCTTTATATCATCACCCGTATAAACAGCTTTTGGCTGTTCATCATTTAAACGGGAGATATATCGTTCTACGATATCTGTAATCTGTTTTCTGTTATCAGAAGGTATATTTAATTTTCCCTTTGCGCCTGACAACAATTGTCTAATTTCAATAAGTGCTTTTGGTATTATGTATTGTTTACCATCGATAATATCTATAAACGGTAACTGATACCTTTCTTGATCGCCTGTATACATAAAGCTATTTTTATAGGCTCCTTTGTGCACCTTATTGAATTCAGCCATATTCTCAATAGATTTTTCTGAATCCCAATCTGTGCTTCTATCAGCAAAGGATAAAGAGGCTGCATATTCAGGAACACTTTTAACACTTGTTATTCTTGCCTCTGGATTAGCGGGAAAAGTGACTAGGCTAACTTCCCTTAAATCTATTTTTAATAGTGTTCTAATCCCAGTATCCATATCAAAAGAAAATTCTTCGACTCGAAAGCCGATAGACATGGCCTTAACAGATCCTATCTTTAGTTGTGGCATTACCCTGCCAGCTACAAAGGTATCGCTTTTTGGCATTCTTACTTTTAAAAACAGCCCAATATTATCCTCTCTAATTTCAACGGGCATACCAATAGGTTCGAACCTGTCATGCTGCCACAAGATGACAGGGGTGTTTTTTCGTATAGATTCTGAAAATGCGCCGGGTGCAACTATATCGTCAACTAAATCAATGTTTCCAAACGTTGAACCGTGCCCCTCAAATATAAAAAACTCTTCACCGTCCTGTTTTTCTTCGCCAATGCTTTTTAATTCAAAAGGAACTGTTAAAACTTCGTTACCGCGTTCGTTCTTTTTGTATTCAATTTTAGGCTTCATGCGGCTCGCTCCTCTAGCGTAATTATTGCAGCACAACGACAACGAACTACGTTAGCTGCGGTAGCCC